ATCGCTCGAAACCGGCCAGATGAACTAGGCCGGACGACCTCTACCCTGATCTAGGCGCAACCACGGGCCAAGATCAGGCCACTGACTAACCATACCTTTCGCCATCCGATACAGTACACCCTTGCTAGGAATAGAGTTATATTCCACCGCTTGGGTTTCGTACTGCGTTAGACGACGAATCGCTTCAGGTATGGACGGTCTCACCGCGCCTCCTTTATTGAAGGCGCGATCGACGTCTTCCTCCTCGGCGCGTGAGCGCTTAGCGAGGTGCCAAAGACTGGATAGTTGGAAACCCAGTCCGTCGAACCATCTATCCTTACGGATAGAGACTAGGCTAGGGACTTGGAAGCCCTCAACCCAGCCAGTGCAACGCCTAGGAGAAGCCTCATGGAAGTTACTGATGAAGCCTACATCACCAAAACCTTCCGGGATCTTAAGGCGAAGAGCCTTAGGAACCGAAGAGACAAGGAGATTTACAACCGACCGAAAACGAGCATCACAACAGAGGTTTTGGCCCCTATCGTGTGCTAGCCTGCGGATCGCATTGCAGAAGCGGTACACTGTGAAGATGTTCGACAATTTACCTTTAAGGTATATTGGCTTGACATCGACTCCACGAAAATAGTGTGCTCCACAGCTTTCACGAAAGTATGAGCCGACGTGGCTCTTCTTCGTGTTTAAAACAAAGCCGTAGAACTCCATCATCGTTGAGAAGAGGCTGAACGCCGATGTCGGTACAATGACATCGTCACCGTAGGTTCCAGGATTAAATTCGGAACCGACGTATTCACAGCAAGCTTTCGCGATGCTGTAGAATATTAAGGACTCAAGTGGGAAGGTAAAACCATTTCCCATCGATGAAAACTTCTTCCATCGAACTTGATGACCGTTCAGCATACCGTAGCTGGATCGACAAACATCCATAACGCGAAACCAACGCTCGGGAAGCAATTCCTCTGCGACGGCGTACGAAATGGAGTCGGAAGCAGAACTGAGATCAACAGTCGCTAGGGTGGAAGTAACACTACCCACCTTCGCAAGCTGCTGATTACGGCCCTGGTCCCTTAAGTTGATTCCAGCGCGGAGCATGCGTCTACGAATCATATTGCCAATCGATAACTGGAACCATAGGTTGAGTCCAGGCTCGATAGCAATAACTCGATCAATAGCCGCAGTCTTCGCGACAGTGATAACTTTATTTCCGACCTGAAATTCCGGGTAAGAACCCAGAGTATCCAGATGCCCTGCCCACAAGGGGTAGGCCGTGGAAAACCACGGGGAAATAAAGGAGTGGAGATCACGTGTTATCCCAGCTTCACGCTGGAACTTGATAGGTGAACTAGCCTCTAAACGCTTTATGAGCGTCGTAGCGCCAGGACCCCAATCCGGCATCGAAATGAACTCTTCAGCCGTAAACTCGCCAAGCAACTCCGAGATTTTTCGCTTGACTACTGGATGTAGCCAAACGGCAGGCCCGTTGAAAAGCGGGTCCGCACCGAGGTCACGGAAGCGAGCGTTCGTACGACAGCAGAGAAGTTCGAATTTCTCAAACTTCTCATAGGCGGCCTTCTCGCGATCAGCACTTAGACCAAGGTCTTTGTGTTTAGAAAGCAGAGAGGTTGCCATATAGTCGTCATCAAACTGCGATGGAACATTGTAGTCTGATGGATTGATCTCCAAATCCGCCAACTGCGCGTGCTCTTTATTTTCATAAAGGAGCCACACAGCCAACGAACGAGGAGAATCAATAGCCTGAAGGAACTTTCGAATTGCCTGGGCAGTTAACCCTGGATCAACACGGTACTTTTTAGCTCCTTTAAGAAAGCTTGAAACACGCTTCTTAGAAGACATGTAGTTGTCCTTGTTGTGGAGATCAGCCTAGTAAGGCTGATCGTAGTTTTCCACAGCCGACACCAATGGCGTCCCCGTAGTATCACTCGGGGTACCGTCAGCGGCGACCACTCCTGTAAACATAAGCGACTTCAGCCGGCTGAACATTTTCTGACGTTCAGCCAACGTCGACCGCTGATGAAACAGGAATTCGACAGTGACCATGGAGTCATACGCTTTCGTTGGTGCCGGCTGAATGCCGGTAGCCGTCGAGGCGGATGTTTGCTCCAGAGTCGGGACAACCAGTTTCGCGGTTATGCGACTCATCGGGGAAGCCTTGGTAGGCCTCTTCGTCGAGATCGTAAAGACGGGGTATCCTACGGAAATCCCGCCACCGCGGCACTCGTACCGTGCAACCCCGGGGGTAACATACCCAACAGGGTCGTAGGTTTCGTCAGTAGCAACGGCGTTGTCGGG